GGTAGAGAATGGCCCCTTTGGTCGTGCCGCCGTCAGGCGGCAAATGTGGCGCCGCTGTCAAGCGGCAAATGTGGCGCCGCTGTCAAGCGGCAAATGTCGCACCGCCCTCAGGCGGCAGATCTCACTCGATCGCCAGTCTCCGGCTGCCGGAAACCTCGACATCCTTCTTCGGCAGCGTCAGGCTCAGCACGCCGTCGTTGTAGCTGGCCTTGATGCCCTCGGCCTTGACGCCGGAGATATCGAAGCTCCTCGCGTAGCTGCCGTAGCTGCGCTCGCAGCGGACGTAGCTCTTGTCCTTCTCCTCGTGCTCGTTCTTGCGCTCGGCCTTGATGGTCAGGTTGTCGCCGTCGATGTCGATGGCGATGTCCTCCTTCTTCATGCCGGGCAGATCGGCCTCGAGCAGGTAATGGTCGCCCTTGTCCTGAATGTCGGTCTTGAACGTGCCGACGTCGCCGAGGAAGTCGCGGTTGCCGAAGAACGCGCGCTCCAGCGCCTCCATGTCGCGGAACGGGTCATAGGTGGTCATGTGGTTATTGTTGCGGTAAGGTCTCAGTTCAAACATAATGAATACCTCCGAAAATTCGAGATTTGGAAAGCCTCGGGAGCTTGCCTTCCTTTGCTTTTCTTGACTCAGAGTCTACCCCGGAATTGTGTCCAAAGATACGCATTTGTGTGAACGGACTATGAATTTTAGCACTCCTACTCCAAGAGTGCTAAAAGCGTCGGATTTTGTTGCATTTGACGGGCAGCCTGCCCCAAAACCGTCCATGTCTACCCGATGTCTACCCGCCGAAACGCCTGGGGCGCAAGGGTTTGCGGGTTTTCCGAGAGGGTCGCCGTCTACCCTTCCGTCTACCCAATTTTTCGCGCCGATTCCCGAAGCGCCTGCTATTTCTGCGAAAATTTTTGAAATTTCTGAAAATGTATGGGGGTACGATATCCCCATACGAAGAAGGTGATTTCTTGCCATGCTATCATCCGCTTAAAGCCTTTGTTTTAGGTGAAAAAGACGGTAAACGGTTGCTCAAGGTGACGTGCTATGAGGTAGACCATCTCGAGCGTGCTGGTGAAGGTTTTGCGTGTTGCACACATCCCGCTTATGGCCGTCTCGGTGATGTTACGGAGTTCATCGAAATTCCCTGCGGAAAGTGTTCCGGCTGTCGGCTTCAGAGATCGCGTGAGTGGGCTAATCGTTGTATGCTCGAGCTTGAATACCACAAGTCGAGTTACTTCGTCACTCTGACTTATGATGATGCTCATGTTCCGATTCATTATTATTCCGATCCGGAGACCGGTGAGGCCCTGCCGAGTATGTCTCTTGTGAAGCGAGATTTTCAACTTTTTATGAAGCGTCTCCGGAAGAAATTCGGTGAAGGTATTCGATTTTTTGCATCTGGAGAGTATGGTTCTCTGACGTTTCGCCCTCACTATCATGCAATCATTTTTGGATTGGAGCTTGATGATCTTGTTCCCTATAAGCGATCTGCGCAAGGTTTTCAATATTTTAATTCTGTGTCACTGCAGGACGTCTGGCCGAATGGCTTTGCTGTTGTTGCTCCGGTGACTTGGGAGACCTGTGCTTATACTGCCCGTTATGTCATGAAGAAGCTTACCGGCCCTGAAGCTGAGTTCTACGAGAATTTTAATATTCTTCCTGAGTTTTCGCTTATGTCGCGGAAGCCCGGTATTGCCCGAAAGTATTACGAGGATCATCCCGACATATATGAACATGAGTTCATCAACATTTCGACTGAGAAAGGAGGTAGGAAGTTTCGACCTCCGAAGTATTATGATAAATTGTTTGATCTCGATTGTCCGGAAGAATCTGCCAAGCTTAAAGCTGTTCGTCAGAAGATGGCAGCTGAAGCTCAGAAAGCAAAATTACAAAAAACCACACTTAGTTATTTAGACCAGCTTGCCGTTGAAGAACGGAATCAGCTGGCCCGAATAAAATCATTGAAAAGGAGTTGTATCTAATGCGTAAACCTATGCGTCCCAAGAAAGACAAGAAGGTCTTTCGCCGTACTGCTGCGAAGTCCAAGAAGATTAACATTAACCCGACTGTTTTCCGTGGAGGTATCCGGCTTTGAAGTTTGAATTGACTGTTGGTGTTTATGACGGTGATGATCTTGTTGATACTGTTTGTTATGTTGTTCCCGCTGAGCCTTTGGCTCGTATTTTTGCTCAGATTCCTGAGGATTCCGTTGTTGTTTCGGTAAGTATTGAAGGTGTAAAGGAGTTGTACGAATGAAATACGGTGTTTATTCTATCCGCGATGCCCGTACGGGCTTTCTTCCGCCTACGGTTGATCAGAACGATTCTTCCGCGATGCGGAATTTCGCTCATGCCTGTATGCAGAAGGAAAGCCTTCTGTTTTCCCACATTGAGGATTATGCCCTTTGTAAGATCGGCGAGTTTGACAATGAGACTGGCACGATTTTGACGCAGCTCCCCGTGGTTATTTTGGATGGTACGTCCATCCAGAGAAAGGATGTTTGATTATGTATGATGAAAAGCTTAGATTCGCTACTCAGTATCGTCCGAGAACTCGTTTCCCTTCAAATCTTGGTGAGCGCGAAAGGATTCTCTATCAGCCTAAGTTTGATGAAAATGGAGTTATGGATCTCGTTGAGTCTGGCCGAGAAGACCTTTACGATTTCATTCAATCGCACGCAGAGTCTGTTGACATCCACGTGATTCTTGCTCGATATCAGAATGGCGACATTGACGCGCTTTCGCGTGTCCAGGGCGCTTATGGTGATTTTTCCAATATGCCCACGTCTTATGCTGAACTCTTGAACAGGGTTAATGAAGGTCAGAGTTTTTTCAATTCTCTTCCGGTTGATATTCGCGCGAAGTTCAATCATAATTTCGCGGAGTTTATGGCTGGTATGGACAAGCCTGATTTCCTTGACAAGCTCGGAATCAAGCCCGAGCGAGAGTCTGACCCGTCCCAGGAGGAAAAACCGGCTGTTGAGCCGAAAAAGGAGGTTACGGAATGAACCGCAATGTTGAATCCCATTTCGCGCTTAATCCCACGAATATCGATATCCGGCGTTCGACGTTTGATCGCTCGCATTCTCTTAAGACTTCGTTTAACGTTGGTGACATTGTACCTTTTTTCGTTGACGAAGTATTACCGGGAGATACGTTCAACGTGGACACATCCAAAGTTGTGCGTTTGCAGACGTTGCTTACTCCGGTCATGGATAACATCTATCTTGACACATATTTCTTCTTCGTACCGAACCGGCTTACTTGGAGTCATTGGAAGCAGTTCAACGGTGAGAATACGGAATCTGCTTGGATTCCTCAGACCGAGTATGAAATACCTCAAATTACTGCTCCTGCTGATAGCGGATGGTCTGTTGGAACTATTGCCGATTATCTCGGTGTGCCTACCGGCGTTCCTAATCTTTCCGTTAGTGCTCTTCCCTTCCGAGCTTATGCCTTGGTAATGAATGAGTGGTTTCGTGATGAAAACCTATCTGACCCGCTCGTTGTTCCCGTCGATGATGCTACTGTAGCCGGTGTGAATACCGGTACGTTTGTGACCGATGTTGCGAAAGGCGGTCTTCCTTATAAGGCCGCTAAGTATCACGACTATTTTACAAGCTGTCTTCCGTCTCCCCAGAAAGGCCCGGATGTTTTGATTCCCTCGGCCACGTCCGGCGAGTATCCTGTCGTTACCCGTGAACAGCCTCATGATCCCGGTGGATTTGTTTTAACTGGTCTTTCTAATATTTCTTTTGCTTCTGGAGATCGACCGGTTAATATCTATGATTCTCTTGCTTTCAAGCCTGTTTCTGCTGGTTCTAATTATGCTGGCATTACTGGTTTAAGTGGTGGTGCTGATAAGCCCGGTTTTGATCCTGTTAACCTTTATGCTGTTGCTTCCGGTGGTCTTGGTGCTTCCATTAATCAGCTTCGCATGGCGTTTCAGATTCAGAAGCTCTATGAGAAAGACGCCCGTGGTGGTTCCCGATATATCGAGATTCTTAAGTCTCATTTCGGTGTGACTTCTCCCGATGCCCGTCTTCAGCGTCCCGAATATCTCGGTGGTAACCGTGTCCCCATCAATATTAATCAGGTTGTCCAGCAGTCGGCTACGGCCTCCGGCGAGACTGCACAGGGTACTGTCACCGGTATGTCTGTCACTACGGATACGCATTCCGATTTTACCAAATCTTTTACTGAGCATGGCTTTGTCATTGGCGTTATGGTTGCTCGTTACGATCATACTTATCAGCAGGGCCTTGAACGTTTCTGGTCTCGTAAGGATCGCTTTGACTATTATTGGCCTGTTTTTGCTAACATCGGTGAGCAGGCTGTGAAGAACAAGGAGATTTTTGCTCAAGGTCCGTCTGTTAAGGATTCTGCTGGTGCTGTCATCGATGATCAGGTTTTCGGTTATCAGGAAGCGTGGGCCGATTACCGCTACAAGCCGTCCCGCGTCACTGGCGAAATGCGTTCTCAGTACGCGCAGTCCCTTGATGTTTGGCATTTGGCTGATGACTATTCTGCTTTGCCTATGCTTTCGGATTCGTGGATTCGTGAGGATAAGACAAATGTGGATCGTGTGCTTGCAGTCACATCTTCTGTTAGCAATCAGTTGTTTGCCGATATCTACATCAAGAACCGGACTACCCGTCCGATGCCGATGTACTCTATCCCCGGTCTGATCGACCATCATTGAGAGGTGATCTAATGACTACTGGTAAGGATGCTGCTCAGATTCAGAGCGTTCCTGCTGTTGGTAATTTGGATTCTGCTCTTTCCCGTATTACGAGGACTGCTTCAGAAAACACCGCTAAAAGCGCTCAGATGGCTTCTGAGCAACGCGATTGGCAGGAAAGGCAAAATGCCTTGGCTATGCAATTTAACGCTCAGGAGGCTGCTAAAAGCCGTTCTTGGCAGGAATACATGAGCAATACTGCGCACCAGCGTGAAATTCGTGATCTTAAGGCAGCCGGTTTGAATCCGGTTTTAAGTGCTATGGGAGGTAACGGCGCTGCCGTTACCTCCGGCGCTACCGCTTCCGGCGTTACCTCTGCCGGAGCTAAAGGCGAGGTTGATACCTCTGCTAATGCTGCTTTGGTTCAGGTTCTCGGTTCTATTCTTTCTGCACAGACTCAGCTTCAGACCGCTAACGTTAATGCTCGGACGCAAGAGGCCGTTGCCGATAAGTATACCGCGATGGAAAAACTTGTTGCTCAGATTGGCGCCGATGCTTCTAAATATGGTGCTGAGCTTGGTTATGCTGGCTCTAAGTATAATGCCAATATGCATTATGCTCTTGGTAAGTATCAGACTGATAAAGGATTTGAGAATCAGGTTTTTCTTGAGCAGAATTATCCTTCTAACTATGTTCAAGCTGTTAATTCTATTCTCAAGGCTCTTGGTCTTGATGTTACAGGAGGTTCTACCTCCGGTGAAGGTTCTGTTTCTGCTGAACAGTATGCTAAACTTATGGAAAAGTATAATGCTGCTCTTCTTGGTTCAGGTCCTAAACGTTCTAAGCATCAGAGATAAAGAAAACAGAAAACTCCGGAGCTGTGCTTCGGAGTTTCTGTTTTGTAACCAAGCGTGAGCGCGGTTAGCGAATAGATATGCACCAGCGAGCGCCAGCGAGCGGACACAGCCCCATTACTCTCTTGATGTAATGGGGCTGAGTGACACCACGATATGCAAAATGCTCTCTTTAGTTTATTGACAAGCTATGAATATATGATATATTAATGAATATAATAAACTGTAAGGTGATTAAATGAAAAATGATGATAAAGATAAAATGCTTGATGATTTTTGTTTACAGATGCTTTTGCTTGTTGGAGCTGGTGTTGCTCTAGTTGTTATTATTTGTTCTTTTCTTTGATTTGTCCTCCTGAATTTCTGTGATGGGGGTACGATATTCGCCTATTTAACCCGTTTTTGCAATATTTTCTCCGTTTTGCACAAAGGCAGGATTTTGACGGACGCCCTCCTCAACGAGC